TTCTTGTCGGATTGTTCGCTGGAACTCTGCCGGGAAATCTGGCTACACAAATGGCCGGATTGGGCGAGTCGATGAATCCGATTCAGGTCTTCGCCAACAACCTGGCCAAGACGTGGAACCGGATGCTCGTCACATTCAACGACACGTTGGATGCTCTCGGACCCGCATTCGACGCAGTCATCAGTCTGATTCAAGGTCTCGGCCAGGCTATCGGCCAAGCTGCATCGAACATGAACTTCGACGCCATCCTCTCGGTAATCCGAACGGGCCTTTTGGGTGGCTTGGTATTCATGCTCAAGGACTTCTTCGGTAAGGGCAGCCTTCTGGAGCAGATCAGCAAGGGTTTCGGTGGAGGCATTATTCAGAACATCGCTGGATCGTTCAAAGCTCTTGAAGGATCCATGGTTGCGATGCAGACAAATATCAAGGCGAAGACGCTCAAGGAAATCGCGATTGCTATTGCGCTTCTGGCTGCGTCTGTCCTTGTTATTTCGATGATCGATCCCAAGAAACTCAACACTTCTGTTGCTGCAATCGGCATCATGATGGCCGAGCTTGTCGGTGCCATGGCTCTCTTGAGCAAGATTGGCGGCGCTGCAAGCTTTGCAAAGCTTCCCGTCATGGCTGCAGGATTGATTTTGCTTGCAGGAGCGATCGATCTTCTGACAATCGCCGTGTTTGCTCTCAGCAAACTCAGTTGGGAAGAGTTGCTGAAGGGTCTTAGCGGTGTCGGTGCGCTTCTTGTCGGAGTTTCCGGAGCTTCCGTGATTCTCTCGGCAAATTCAGGCGGGATGATCCGAGCGGGTATCGGAATTACAGCTATTGCAATCGCAATGAATCTCTTGGCGCTTGCTGTGAAGCAGTTCTCCGGACTTAGTTGGGGAGAATTGGTCAAGGGTCTTGCTGGAGTCGGTGGCGGACTGGTTGTCGTGGCTGGCGCAATGAAAGTGATGCCCAAGGGAATGGTGCTCCAGGGCGCTGCTCTCATTGCTCTTGCGGCGGGACTCAAGATCTTGGCAAGCGCAGTATCACAGTTTGCCGCTATGAACTGGGGCTCGATCGGTAAGGGCCTTGCCGCTATCGGTGGAGCTCTTGTCGTGATTGCCCTTGCCATGCATGTCATGCCCAAGGGAATGGTGCTCCAGGCAGCCGCACTTCTCTTGGTTGCAGTTGCTCTGGGCAAGATCGCGGATGCTGTTGCCCAAATGGGCGGAATGTCTATTAGCCAAATTGCGAAGGGTCTGGGTGTTCTTGCCGGATCGTTGCTCATTCTTGCTGTTGCATTGAACGCTATGTCTGGAACTCTGGCTGGTGCTGCGGGATTGGCTCTGGCTGCTGTGGGTATCACTCTCATTGCTGCTGCCCTGTCAAAGCTTGGAGGAATGTCTTGGGGCGAAATTGTCAAGGGTCTTGTCGGAGTGGGAGCAGCGCTCGTAATCATCGGAGGCGTCGCTGTTGCTCTGTCCGCCGCGTCGGCTCCAATGCTCGCGTTTGGTGCGGCCCTACTAGTGATTGGCGCTGGCTTGGCTCTTGCTGGAGCTGGTATTGCTCTGATTGGAGTCGGTCTTAGCGCAATTGCAGTGTCTGGCACTACTGCAATCGGCATCTTGGTTGCGGCATTGGGCCAGTTCCAGAAGGCTCTGATCGAGAACGCCAAGCTTCTTGTTCTCGGATTGCTGGAGATCGTCAAGGCATTCTCCGCAGTCGCTCCACAATTCGTCGACGCCATCGTCAAGATACTCGGAAGCCTCCTAGACGCCATTGTTCAAATGGCTCCGAAGATTGCCGAGGCGTTCAATGCGCTGCTTGACATGGCGCTTCAGACCATTGCGCAGAATCAGGGACGAATTATCCAAGCAGGTTTCGATCTAATCATCGCTCTTCTTCAGGGTGTTAAGAACAACATCCCAGCACTTGTCACGCTTATCGTTGACATCATTACTCGAATTATCAGCACTATCTCTAGTAATCTCGGACGGATCATAGCTGCAGGATTGCAGCTTCTCGTATCGTTCGTACGAGGTATTGCTAGCGGATATGCGCAGGTAATTACTGCAGCGCTCGAAATCGTCACCAAATTCCTGGCAACGATCACAAGTAATCTAGGAAGGATCGTTACTGCAGGTTTGACTATGCTGGCCACTCTCTTGAAGGCTATCGCTGGAAAGATCGGCGACGTCGTCAAAATGGGAGTAGATATCATCGTTGCGTTCATCACCGGCGTCGGCAATGCTCTTCCAAGAATCATTGACGCTGCCGTTGAAGCGATCACGAAGTTTATCCAGGCAATTGCCAAAGCATCAGTCAAACTTGTCGATGAGGGAATGAGGGCGATCGTCTACTTCCTGAATGGCGTTGCTACCGCAATCGACGCACATTCCGGAGAGATGAGAGCTGCAGGTTTCCGAGTCGGTATTGCAATTATCGACGGTATGACGGGCGGTTTGGTCAGCAAGGCTGGAGAACTGTATAGCAAGATCGAAGGCATTATGAGTAGCGCCATGAGCATTATGAAAAAGATCCCTGGTATCAGTTCTCCTGCAAAAGAAACTATGAAAATCGGCCAGTACATAATGGACGGGTTGTACAAGGGTATTTCCGAGAATGGAAAAGCGTCCATTACAGCAGCCGAAGAAATGAGTCGTCTGGTCATTGGCAAGTTTGCCGAAACTTTCCAAACGTATTCACCATCGAAAGTCATGATCGAGATCGGTAAGTACGTTGGCGAAGGATTTGCTCAGGGCCTGAGAGAATCCAAGGAAAGTATCAATCAGGTCTGGAAAGAACTGGACGACAAGCTTCTCGAAGCCATGGCAAGTGCTCGAGAAACCATTGCTTCTGAGCAAAAGAAGCTCTCTGAACTTCAAAAAGCTGCAAAACCCGACGCGGAAGCAATCAAAGAAGCCCAAAAAGTTATTGCTGACAACCAACTTCTCTTGAAGCAGTCGGTTGCCGGACACAAGGCTTTGACTCAGGAACTCAGAGATGAGAAAGCCGAACTGATTGGTCTTGTTACCGAGTATAATCAGATTAGTGAGAAACTGAAAAGCGCTCAGCAGGCCTTGGCTTCTGCTAAGCAAACTCGGGCCGACGCGATTAAGGGTTTCACAGATCAATATGCAACGTTGCCTGACATCGTCAAGGAAGACGCCGAAGGCAATGCTGTTGATCAGCTTAAGACGTATATGGACGCCCTCAAGAATCAGGCTGATGCTGTTGCAGCATACCGATCTACGCTTGATCAGTTGAGAAAGCTAGGATTGGATGATGCGACATATCAGAAGCTTCTGGCAGAAGGTACAGCCGATCAGGAATTTGCAACCGCGTTGCTTTCTGGCGGTAAGACTGCCGTTGAGGGCCTGAATAAGCTCGATGCGCAGCTTAAGACTCAGGCCACGAAGCTTGCTCAGCACGCCGGACATAATCTTTATGATTCGGGTGTTGAGGCCGCTAAGGGTCTTGTAAATGGGTTGAAGTCTCAGATGGACGAACTTAGAGCTCAAGCGGAAGCAATGGCTGATGAAATCAATCGTGCTTTCAGAGCAAGACTCAAGCTTAAGTCTCCTTCTCGCGTGTTCATGGAGAATGGTAAGCAGATAATGGAGGGCTTGGCTATTGGTATTGTTGATTCGGCGAAGACCGTGGCAAATGCGGTTGGCTTTGCAGCTGATGCCGCAATGGATTCGATGAAGTCATCTATGCAAAAGATGTCAGACATCGTAACCAGCGAGTTGAACCCGAATCCGACAATTACGCCTATCCTGGATCTTACACAGGTCCGAAGTCAGGCAGCCGAATTGAATACGTTGACAAACGTGACTCCGATCACGGCTGCAGCTTCATACGGACAAGCGGCGCTTATTTCGGCTCAGCAGAGAGCGGCTCAGGAGGAACAGGTCGACTCTGCTGCTGTTGGAGCGTCCGTAGTGTTCGAACAGAACAACTACTCTCCAGAATCGCTGAGCGAGATCGAGATCTACAGGCAAACCAAGAACCAGTTGTCACAACTCAAGTCTGCACTCTCACTTTCTTAACACTCTACGGCCCCCTCCGGGGGGCCAGAAAGGTCT